GGTTCTTTCCCTTACTCCAGAAGATCAACAGGAAAGACAGGAGCAAGGGAAAGAACCCCTAAGTGATACTCCCAATCTACCTGATATGAAGGCGCATTTTAGATTTAATCCAAGCAGCCTAGAACACATACGTGATGTCTGGTGGGACGATGCCTATTACGAAGATATGACAGGTATTGCCACACTAACACCGCAGGAAGCTCGCCGTGTGGAATCACAGCTTAATCGTGTTGCTGTAATTTTTAGCAAGGTTGACCCTGCAGTATTTGATAGATTCCTTGGTGCAGGAAATAATAAAACCAGCGATTTTGTTACCTATATTAAACCTTTTATCAACACCAAGGTACAGCAGGGCGAAACACAGGTGGGAAGTGCTATAGAGTTCTTAAAGGAATTCCAGGACTATGTAGAACAAAAAATGCAAGCAGAAATAGCCAAACTTAAAGGCGGGCCTGAAAGTCAAGCAGCACAGGATAGACTGGAACGTGTGGAAGCTATCAAAAAGTTTATAGCAGATAATAGTAACACATTATTAAGCATACTAGCACTGTATAAAAAAGCAGTGGAGTTGAAGTTGTTTTTTGTAAAGAAACTACAGATGATAGAAAGCACTGTGGGGACATTTATCAAAACGGAAAGCGGCTATAAAGTAACCAAGCCCGAGGGATTTGTGGCTGTAGGCGGCGATGGCCAGGTAGTTAAACTTATTGATCGTCTGGAATTTAGCAGAGAGAATTTCCAGAAAAGTCGCAATAGAAATCCTGCCTAATTCCAAGATAATTAATACATTTGGTATAAATAATGATATGCGCAGTGCGCAGAATTTTTAAAGGAACAAGAAAATGCCAGTATTTACAAGAACCAATGGTGGTGCTAGTCCAGTAACTAACACAGCTAATGCAGCCATTAGCAATCAAGACTCACAAGCAGTTATTATCTCTACCGGTATCGGTAAGCCAGTTCAGGCTTTTGGTGTTAATGCTAATGCAAGTATTGCTACAGCATTTGGCGCAGGCGAAGCAATTGAAGTTGCACTAAGAGCTATCTCTAGTCGCGCTACTATCCTAGCCTATCAGGTAGACAGCCCTCTACTAAGTGTATTAGTAGAAGAAAGTGATTGGACAACCAGCACTCTACAGTCCAACATTAATGCAGCACTAACAGGTGCAAGTATTAATATTTCTACTACTGTAACCAACGTAGGTATGAAACTACAACTTTCCTAATATCTAGGTAAGTATAAAAGAAGTCAAATAAGGCAACCTAGGTTGCCTTATTTTTTACTAAAATTTTGCAGTTACTAAATACAGGGTCAGTAAAATATTAATAAAATGAGCTCTACAGACATAGAAAAAGAAAACCTAGAAGCGCACGTTGAACTCTGCGCTGAACGTTATAAGCAACTGGAAAGCAGAATTGCGGGAATAGACAAACGTTTGGAAAACGTAGAAGAACATCTGGTGGCTATACGTGATACTATTTCACACAAATCCAGTAATACTGATAAACAGTTCATAACGATTGGCACAAGTGTACTGGGCATCTTACTAACAGCAGTAATAGGACTTTTAGTACATCTAGCCACCAAATGAAAATAACTGAAATCCTTAAAGCCAATACAAAATTGCACGTAGCTCTCAACAACGAAGAAGCAGAGCTACTCAAGGAACTTAGAACCAAGGAATCAATTTTAAAGTCAGATCTGTCGGAGAGACAACAGTTGATAGCCAATCAACTTGTAAATAAAGATCTACTATTGAGAATCAATGACAACAACCAAATCATTTACAAACAACCAACTAGGGCAGATCATAATAGATCTAGCACTAGATAAAATAAAAAACTGGACCAAGCAAGAGTATAGACGTATAAGATCACGGTCCCGTGTACCACTTTGCATAGAAATAAACAAAAATACCTGGACTATAGGCAATTTTGTAATAAGACATCAAGGCACTCATATCTACCGTGTGGATACAACAGGGGTTAAAGTGCATATTTTTTACAGTAGGGCCGCTGCAATTTTCTACTGTGCTCTGACTACACTAAATCAGTTTAGACTAGCTGATAAGATACTTTATGCAGATCAGGAAACTGCTAGACGCTACGAAGATACAGAATTTTATAGAGAAAAGCTAAACAATAGAACAACAAATCTAGATGATTTTAAAAAGCTGCTTTATACTACTAGATATCACGAATCCAAGCTTTCACTAGCTAATGCTAAACGAGAACTGGAAGAAAGTTTGGAAAGTGCTAAATACATTAAAATCTGGGAAGACCTATTATGAACTTAAAAGAACTAACACCACAAAAAACCAAGAAATTAAACCGCGTGATGGAAAGCCGTTTCGGGTTTAAAATTGACTACGATAAACTAGACTACGCCAAGGCCCAGCGTCTCAAGCTAGCCCTGGACGAGGGCCTAGACCGCATACGTCGCAGTGCTGCTATACACAGCGCCGAACGTGATCCTCAGTATATGGAAATGCTTATGGTTCGTGAAGGACTTACAGAGTGGATCAAACAACAGGATGTGCTACTAGAAGGTGAACTAGAAAGTGCAGAAGCAGTATTAGCAGCCAAGGATATGGTTGATAGTATTCAGGATATGATCACAGATGCTAGCAAGATGTTAAATGAGCAATTACCTCCCTTACTAGATACTATTAAGGATCAAATCGGTACAGCTCAGGCTGACGGCTTTAAGAACAAGGCACAGGAAGCATTAAACAATTTACTTACAGTTTTAAACTCTACAAGAGAGTCATTAGACAGTGGCGCTAGACAATTAGCTGGTGAGGAAGCTCCTATGAATGAACCACTGGGACCAAGTCCTGAGTCCAGCCCGGAGCCTGAAGTAAGTGACCTAGATCAAGAAGAAGAACCACAAGATGATTTCGCAGCCAGCGCAGCAGCAGTGGGCGGTAACGAGCCTCTAGGTCGTGAGCGTAGATAATGCGTCTTAAAGAGTTTGTCAGCGAGCAGGCGCCCTTGGCGCCTCCTGCACCCCCTCTTGATATGCAACCAATGGGTTTGGAACAGCCGGGTCAGGCCTCTCCAACGAGTCCAATGAGCAAAGCAGAACTCAAACATAAACAACTTCACAAACAAGAGCTCGCTAAAAAAGATATGCCTGCTGTGGCAGCTCTAGCACAGATTCAGCAAAGAATTATAAAAAATAAAATGGAACCCAGAATGGACATTGATGCCGTTCTGGATCAACTGGGCAATGCCCTACGCACTGATAGTTTTACTGCTGATGCGTTAAGGGATCTAAATGACAGAAATCCCGCTGTAAAAAATGTAGTCAAAAATATTGAACCAGACACGGTTACATTCAAAACCAATGATACTGACAATCTATCTAGTGCTAATATGCCAGATAATTCTCAGCAAACTGTCAGTGCAATGGCCAACAAAGCAGTAAAACGTAGACAAAAATAAAAACACTCTTTTTACTTTACAATAGGCCCAAAATAGTATAGACTAGGCCAAAGTTTCAGCGACTCATTTTTACATTAAATATAGATATAGGAGACAAGAATGGCATATTCGGATCAGGTAGTAGATCATTACGAAAATCCAAGAAATGTAGGTAAATTAGATAAAAATGACCCAGCAGTGGGAACTGGTCTAGTAGGCGCACCTGCCTGTGGAGATGTTTTACAATTGCAAATTAAGGTAGAAGATGACATTATTACAGATGCCAAATTTAAGACTTATGGTTGCGGTTCAGCGATCGCATCTTCGTCGCTTGTCACTACGTGGCTTAAAGGAAAGAGTATTAACGAGGCGGCAGCGATTAAGAATACCGATATTGCGGAAGAACTCGCGTTACCTCCAGTCAAAATCCACTGTTCCATATTGGCGGAAGATGCAATTAAAGCGGCCCTAGCAGACTATAAAAGTAAACATTTAGCAGATCAATGATAAAAGTTTTATTTTATCATAAAGTAGCAGTATTTGCAGCTTCTTTTGATTTTGATTATTTCAGAGACGGTATACAGACTGTTTATCCATCTCTAGCCAGTGTATATCTTAAAACGCACTTGGAACTTAACAATCCAGATTTAGCTAATAAGGTAGAATGGTTATTGCCTATACAGTTTGAAAAAAACAATCAAGAACTAATAGACATAATAAACAAAGAAAAACCTGATCTATTTTGCACAGGCCATTATATTTGGAATCACGATAGTATTATGGAACAATTAGAGGCTATTAAGCCTCATATTCCTTCACAAACTAAAATAGTTGTGGGGGGACCGCATATAGATGTTGCACAAAATCCAGATTTTTTTACAAAATATCCTTTTGTTGACTATGCTATCTATGCTTCCGGCGAAAATGCTTTTGCTGACTTAGTTAATAGTATTGTAAACGATAAAAAATTAATAGCATTTAATGTTTCTAATCTTGCGTGGTTTGATAAGGAAAAAAATAAACAGATAGTCGCAGAATGGAAATATGTTCCACAGAATAAAACAAGTCCCTATTTGTATAATCGAGATTATTTTTCTAGAATAATAAAAGATATTTTCCAACAGGGTTACGAAGTAAGTATGCCCTACGAACTCACACGAGGCTGCCCCTACGCTTGTACTTTTTGTGACTGGAACTCAGGGTTTACTAACAAAACTACTAGACGCAAAGGCAGCTATCAGGATGAAATAGATTTATTCCAGGAACTAGGAATCAAAAATATATTATTATCAGATGCCAACGTGGGACAATACGAGGAAGATATAGATCTAGTAAAATATATTCTTGAAAAAAATACCAAGGAAAATGCAGGTTTCAAAGTAGACGGCAATTTTGCTAAACTTAAAAAAGACAATGTGTTAAAGATGTTTCATATTATTGCTAGAATTAACACAAACAATTTTACTGAATCTACTGGACTTGGTTTTATGTTAGCAGTTCAGGATATCAATAAAGAGGTGCTTAAAAACATCGATAGACCTGATGTAGGCTGGGACGATCATTTAAAGATGGCCTACGAACTGCGAGAGTCATATCCCCAAATACAAACCAAGGTACAAGTAATTCAAGGCCTACCGGGACAAACTAAAGAAAGCTGGAGAGCTACACTTGCAGAAATAGCTAGACATAATATTGTACTTCAGCCCTTTTTACATTCTTTGTTACCTAGCAGTCCAGCCTATATGAATCCTGAATATGCTGCTAAATGGAAACCTACCTATAGCGATAGTATAAGATACAGTGCAGACCATAAGTACTTCCGTGGCACATTTATGTCCTCTTGTGTATCTTTTTCTGAATCAGATATGGTAGAAATGTCGGTTATTACACAATTTTATGTTACACTTACTACCTTCAAGTTTTTATATCAATATTTAAATTTTGATTTTGAAAAAATTGTTACAGCTTTTACTAAAACCAAATATTATCACGGGTTAAGAGAAAACCTATATACTAATTGGAAAGAAAAAGACAGTTATTACTACACTGTAGATTTAGATTTAAATAATAAAATATATTCGGCTTGTGAATATGGTTATGCTGCCAGTCACTGGGCGTTTGCAGATAGCATTACTAAACTAGTTTTGGAAAATGTTGACAAAACACAAAGAACAAACTTTTTTAAAAACGGTAGAAAAAGTAGAATTATTAAAATTCCGGAGTATGCATAATGGTTACACTTACAGATACAGCAGCAAAAAAAGTAAAACAGCAAATAGAAAAACGTGGTCGCGGTCAGGGAATTATGATTGGTGTAAGGACCACGGGCTGTTCCGGACTAGCCTATAAACTTGAATATGTTGATAATGTTCCTGATTCAAATGAATGGACAACCTACGATTCTAATGGTGTAAAAGTCTGGATTAGCGGCAAAGATTTGCCTTACATCAATGGACTTACAATGGATTACCGACGCCAAGGCCTTAATGAAGGTTTTGAGTTTGTTAATCCCAACGAACGTGATCGCTGCGGTTGCGGAGAAAGTTTCAGAGTTTAAATGATTACTCAACGATACGACTATAAAACTCTTACTAGACGATTTGAGGACGGCAAGCGACACTATTGCTTGCCTGACGGCAAGGCTGTCCCCAGTGTCACTACTATTCTCGCTGCTACTACACCAGCAGAAAAAAAGCAAGTCCTGGCTGACTGGAAAGCGCGAGTAGGTGAGAAACAAGCACAGGCTATTACCACCGAAGCAGCCAGCCGTGGCACTCGTATGCACACCTATCTAGAACGTTATATACGTGATGACGATCTCGGAGAATTACCTACTAATCCCTTTGCCCAGCCCAGCTGGTTTATGGCTGCTGAAGTAATTCTTCAAGGACTAGGTAATGTTACTGAATACTGGGGTAGCGAAGTGCCAGTGTATTACAGTGGACTCTATGCCGGCACCACAGACTGTATTGGACTGTGGAAAGGTAAGCCTGCTATTATGGACTTTAAACAAACTAATAAACCCAAGAAGCGAGAATGGATAGATGATTATTTTATTCAGCTAGTCGCCTACGCAGAGGCACACAATAATACTCACGGCACTGATATAAAGTCTGGGGTTATATTGATGTGTGCTCGCCCTGAGCAATTACCTGATGGCAGTTATGCTACTCCACAGTATCAGGAGTTTGAACTGACCCCGGCTGATTATGCTTACTGGCAAGATCAGTGGCTACGTAGAGTAGAACTTTACTACCTAACTGCCTAACTGCTAAATACGAAATAGGAGCAGGTATATGGCAATTGTACAAATTTCTCAAATAAAACATCGTAGAGGCACAGGAAGCCCACCACAACTAGCCAGTGCTGAGCTAGGTTTCAGTGTAGATACACAAAGATTATATATAGGTAATGGCACCCTTGCAGAAGGTGCTCCAGTAATTGGAGTTACAGAAATTGTCACAGAGGCAAGTTTTGCCACTTTCATTGCAGAAAGTCTTTCTGGTGTTTATGAAGTTATAAAATTAACTATTCCTCCAAATAAGTACAAAAATCTTCCTTCTAGCAACACTGATCCTGCTACTCTAGAAACTATACCTTTCGTTTTATATCCTTTGACTGAAGCTGAGCCCACTACCTACATAAGATATCAATTAAGAACAACAGGTGGTTACAGCAGGTCAGGAGTGGCTACCATAAGTTATAAAGAAAATGCTAGATCAGGTACAAATGATGCTAATCTAGATGATTATGATAGTAGTATCAATGATGACTACATTTCCAATGGTGAACCGTCTCCATCAAGTAGCCTTTTGAACTTTAATGTTGATGTTAGAACGTTTGATGATGGTATAGAATATGCTACTATTAGATTTGAAAATAGAAGCAGTGAAGATGTTGAATTGTACTATTATATGAATAGTATGTTTTACACGCCAGATAATTTACTTAAAACACCTGGTAATGAATCTGGCACAGGCTACGAAGCTCAATCTTTATAATTATTAAAAAACTCCTTACTCGATGTGGAATTTGAAGCCCGACGAGAGACTTCGCTTTTGGCAAAGTTTCAGATCTAGAATATCAAGTTTAGACAAGGAACAGGCCATCAAGGAAATCTCTCACCTTTGGAGTTATTGTCCTTTTGTTAAGTACTACCTTACCACAGATAATGTCAAAAATTGGCCTGATCCCTGGGAATTAATTTATGATAATGAGTACTGTAATCTTGCAATAGCTCTAGGAATAGTGTATACTTATTACCTAAGCGACCACGGCCAGAACAGTATGATAGATATCAGAATTTTTAAAAATAGATCTAGCGGAGAGCAATTTAACACCGTGTTCATTGATGATGGAAAATATGTGCTTAATTTAGTTCACGACACTGTAGTAAATAAAAAACACATCGAATCAGACCTACAGCTTGTCAGAACTATCGACTCTGCCGAGCTAGAGCTTAAACATATAATATAATAAAAACTGGACTCAAATTATGCAAATTCAAGTAACAAAAAGAGATGGAACTAAAGAACCCCTAATGTTAGAAAAATGGCAGACACAGATTGCCAAGGTCTGTAGTGGCACTGCTGATGTCAGCCAATCAATGATCGAAATTACAGCACAGCCTCATTTTTACGACGGCATCACTACACGTGAGATAGATGAAATTACTCTACGTGCCATAGTAAATCTTATTGATGTAGAAAATAATCCTGACCTAGGTCACGTAAACTATCAATACGTGGCGGGTAAACAGCGCCTTAGTATGTTGCGCAAGGATGTCTATGGCCAATATACTGTGCCCAGGCTATACGAAATTATAAAAAAGAATGTAGCAGTGGGACTTTATACTCCTGAACTTCTTGAGTGGTACACTGAAGAAGAATGGAACAAGATGGACGAGTTTATCGACCATAACAAAGACGAGCAATACAGTTATGCTGCCATTGAACAGCTAATAGAAAAATATCTGGTGCGTAATCGCAGCACCAAGGAAATTTACGAAACGCCACAGGTTAGATATATGGTGGCAGCCGCCACGGTCTTTCATAAAGAAGAACCGCAGACTGCTCGTATGCGTTACATTAAGGAATATTATAATGCTGCTAGTGATGGTCTTTTTACTCTTGCTACTCCTGTCCTTGCTGGTCTTGGCACTCCGACTAAACAATTTTCTAGTTGCGTTCTTATTAGGTCTGATGATGATTTGGACAGTATATTCGCTAGCGGCGAGATGATGGCCAAGTATGCCAGCAAACGTGCAGGCATCGGCTTGGAGATAGGACGTCTACGTCCACTAGGTAGTCCCATACGTGGTGGCGAAATTATGCATACAGGAATGATTCCATTCCTTAAAAAGTGGTTCGGTGATCTACGTAGTTGCTCACAGGGAGGTATTCGTAATGCTAGTGCTACTGTTTTCTATCCTATTTGGCATCATCAGTTTGATGATCTTATTGTGCTTAAAAATAATCAGGGTACAGATGAGACAAGGGTCCGTCATATGGACTATGGAGTGGTTCTCAGTGCGTTCTTCTGGCGCAGATTTAAAAACAGAGAAAACATTACCTTCTTTGACCCCAACGAAGTTCCCGATCTCTACGAAGCCTTCTACCGGAATACACCACTGTTTGAAGAACTATATGTAAAATATGAACAAAGAAAAGATCTACGTAAAAAAGTAATGAGTGCGGAGGAAGTTTTCCGTGGTGGTATTTTAAAAGAGCGCACTGACACAGGACGTATCTATCTAGTGTTCATTGACAACGTAATGAACCAAGGACCTTTTGATCCTGAATATCATACAATTTATCAGAGTAACCTTTGCTGTGAAATTCTATTGCCAACCAAACCCTTTAAACGTCTGGATGACGTAGAGGGAAGAATTGCACTTTGTACTCTTGGTAGTATTAACTGGGGAGCCTTCCGTCATCCCGAGGATATGCGTCGTGCTTGCCGTATTCTACAACGCAGCCTGTGTAATATATTAGATTACCAAGACTTTTTAAGCATACAAAGTAAACTAAGCAATGACGAAATACAACCACTGGGAATCGGGGTAACTAATCTTGGTTTTTGGCACGCCAAACGTGGACACAAGTATGGCGAGAAAGATGCTCTAGCTGAAGTCAAGAGTTGGATGGAGCATCAGGCTTACTATCTAACAGAAGCTACAGTGGAACTGGCCAAGGAACGAGGTAAGTGTCTAGACAGTGACCGCACAAGATATGGGCAAGGAAATTTTCCCTGGGAATTTCGTGCAGCTGGAGTCAACGAGTTAGCTGACTTTACGCCTGAACTAGATTGGGAACCTTTACGCGAGGAGATGAAACAGTATGGTGTACGAAATGCTACTCTTATGGCTATCGCTCCAGTTGAGTCTAGTAGTGTTGTTATTAATAGTACAAATGGCATTGAAATGCCTATGAGTTTAATCAGCACGAAAGAGTCCAAGGCAGGTAGTTTTACACAGGTTGTTCCTGATTATCATAAGTTAAAATCAAAATATCAACTTATGTGGGAACAGCAAGATTGTGTGGGTTATCTTAAAACTGCGGCAGTACTTCAGGCTTATGTGGATCAAAGTATTAGCACTAATACTTTTTATAATCCTGCAAATTACCCGGATAGAAAAGTACCTACTACGTTAATTGCAAAAAATCTAATGTTAGCACATCACTGGGGTATCAAGACTTTCTACTACAGTTTGATTAACAAACAGGGAAGCAAAGTGGAAGAAACTCCACAACCTAGTTCCTTAGAAAATGTTAATTTTGATGAACTAGAAGATTGCGAAGCCTGTAAACTTTAATATGCCAACGTCAATCGGTTTTTTTGGTGACAGTTTTTGCTATAGTCACAGTCCCAATAGTTACCTGGGTATGATAGTGGATAGGCTGGGTTTAAATCTTGTACATACAGGAAAAGCTGGATCTTCTATAGAAGATGCCATATTAATGCAGTTTAACAAATTTGCCAAGGTCAACAAGATTCCTGATATTTGCGTGTTTGTCTGGACAGACTCGCATAGACTTTATAATTACAAAGTAAGAAATCTTACATTGGGTTCACTTGATAAAAATGATGATCCTGAAATAACACAGGCAGCAAAAACATATTATAGATGTTTATTTGATGATGAAGCTCATATACTAAGACATAATGCAACAGTTTATTATTTTAATCAGGTTTTGTTAAATAGATATCCTGACAAAAAAATAATAAATCTCTGGAGTTTTGGGGAAGTAAATGAAGCAAAAGATACAGAAAAAGAAACATTTCGCATCGATAATGTTAGTTATCCCTTTAGGTTTACCCGGGGTGTTGAAATAAGACCTGCTCTAGCAACATTGTCCTTCAATGAAAGTGATGTGCCACAGGATATGAGCAAGGACTTTAGACCCAATCACCTGGGAGAACTTAAAACAAATATTATAATCGCAAACGCACTATATGACGCTATAACAGAATATCAAGATGGAAAACTAATAGAAATTAAGGAGCAATAGATGAGTAAACAACAATACAATTTAAAATCTAAAACAGATTACCTAACAAGAAAAATGTTTCTTGACCCCGAGGGACCAGTTACTATACAACGTTTCGAGGAAGTAAAGTATAAAAAAATAGCAGACTTTGAAACTACTGCACGTGGTTTTTTCTGGGTACCAGAAGAAATAAGTTTAACCAAGGATGCTAATGATTTTAAAGAAGCTTCTGATGCAGTTAAACATATCTTTACCAGCAACCTGTTGCGACAAACAGCCCTGGACAGTCTGCAAGGGCGTGGCCCCAGCCAAATCTTTACTCCGGTCGTAAGCCTGCCAGAACTAGAAGCACTGGTCTACAACTGGACGTTCTTTGAGACTAACATCCACAGTCGCAGCTACAGTCATATTATTCGCAACATC